TGGTGCGCTTTGATTGATCTAACGATGACGTTACTTCTAACGCTATTTTCATTTTTCCTCCGCAGGGTTAAGGGTTACTAGAAAAACTTACGCGCCAGAACCAGTCTTAGTTACTGCACCGTCGATGGGATAAGTTATAGAGGCTGTAGCAATGTCGCCCACGGCCCCGTTTATGCTTTGCCAAGTTAACGGAAGTACGTTAAACGCAAACTGTGGATTGCTAGAAGATGCAGCAGCAGTTCCGTTTGGCTTGACTGTCATCGGTACAGCAGTACCAGCGTTCCAAGCGTCGTAGAACAACTTCTCAATCGTTGGGTAATCCTGATGCAACTCAAGTGTGATCGAGTTGTCTGCAAGACCTGCGATGCGAGTAACCGCACCAGACGAGCCGAAACTTGTTGTAGCAACTTCAGCCTTTGTCAAATTAAGACTTACGGACTGGACGTAACTTGTGATGTCGGTGTTAGCCGTGCCGAAGGTGACCGCTACGTTAGTGAGAACTTGCTTTGCCATGTTGAATACTCCTGCCTTCCGGCACTCGAAGATTTACTAATGAAACTATACACCCCAGCGGGATGATGAATCAACAGACCTAAACGTACACCACCACACGGAAGTCAACCATCAAATAAACTGCATCGTTTCCGTCCATCGTGGCGATATTGCCAGCAGATTCAACCAACAGGTTTGACACAACTCCACCCAACGTGCGATCCGCTTCCAACGCAGCACGAACCGAAGTCGCACCCTCATAAGACAAATACCCATCCAAAGCAGTCTGAGCTGTACGTTCCGCAGACCTACCCACAACCACCGAAACCGTAAAGACGTTTGTTATTAACCCTCCACGCATCGCCCCGTTGTACGTGATTGAATCCAACATAGGCCAAGCAAACGGAGCGTTCACATTGTCAGGTTGCTGAGCGTAAGCCCGTAAGCCTGGGATTGTGGCAAGCGCGTTGGAGATACCAGTCTTGATGTCGGTGACTGAATAACTCATGCAAAAATCCGCATACGACGATACGGTTCAACCAGCTGAGCCATATCAGGGTCAAGGTATCGAGACACACGGATTTGTCCGAGATCGCCAAATCCGACTACGCCCAATGGCGAGTCGTAGCGTTTGAAAATTCTTGAAGCCTGAATGATGGTGGCCTGAGTTACTGGTTCCGGCACCGAAGGCCAACCGAAGATTGCAGTCACCTGAACCAAAGCCTGCTCACCATAGTTTGCGTTCACCGTTGGGAACAGGTAATCGCCAACAGCACGAATCTTGTCGTAACTCCAAGTCAATCCGTCAAGATTTCCGTTCAACGGTTCCAACTGATAATCAGAACGAGTCCACGTCACATCAAAGTTTCCATCAGCAAACGACGAAGTTTTCAGCGTGATAGCAGTACCAGCAATATCGTCAATCGAGCAGTAGAACGAATCCTCTGCCTGGAACACGCGAGCCTCAGCCGTGCCACTCTGCCAGAAACGACGGTTGCAATAACCATCAATCAGACGTGACGCTGCACCAACACAGTTATCAATCAGGTCGTCATCAATGGTGTCAGCCGTACCAATTCGGAGAGCTGCCTTGACCTGGTTTCTAGTTGCGTAACCTTGGTTAATCGTCATGGTGTCCCGATTCTAGTTGATGTTCGCAGCACCACGATACGGCACACCCTCAAGCGAATAGTTCACAAACGGATTCAACGAATAGACCTGACACGAATACACATCCCACAACCGTTGCTTCATGTCCCGAAGATGACGCTCATACAAAGCCCAATGCGTATCGCCAGGCACATACCCATCAACCCTGTCCTTGCCACCCAGCGAACCGCAGTCAGCCCCAACAAGCACAATGAACTTCGCCCCCATATAAGCAGCAAGGTGCATCGCCCCATGAATGCTCGAAGACCCGATAACCAACTGGTCATACTCAACAGGCCAATCCTTGTCATGTGGGTTGAACGACGTACCTGGTCTTCCGGTGCGCGTACCGAACGTCACAATCTTTGGCATGAACCCTTGAAACTCTGCATCAGTTCCATGCTCACGCAACGGGGTGAAGACTGCGATGGACTCATCTCGTTGAGCTTCTTGAATTGAATCGGAGTGATAATGGCTGAAGCAGTAATAGTTTTTCATCCCGAAAACTGACCCAGAGAAATTGACTGCGATACTCAGTTTGTCGTCAAAGAAATCTGGTGACAAATAATCTAAGGTCGCACCTGACCCGATGACATAAATTGTTTCGCCTTCATGAAGAAGGTTGTAGTCCTCTAATCCCATCCCAGTTCCCTTCGTCGTGTTAAGTCCCAATGTCCGGCATCAGGCAAACCTGACTGCCAACGCATCGAATGCAAAGCACCATTAGCAGCGAAGCTGCGCTGGTTCTTTTCCATGAGTTCTGGTGCAGACAGAATCGTTGACGAATTGTCGTGAACTATCCCAGCATCAGAAGTGAACACAGGAACATTCAAACGCATCGCACGTTCCTGAAAATCTGTGTCCTCAAAGTAGGCGGGCACATAACACTCCGAGAACAGCCCAACCTTTGCCACGACATTCGCACCAATACACGCGCACGACCACCCAGGCATCGCCTCAGTCAACGTGATCGAGTCAGGGTTGCAGTCTTTGTAGAAAACTTCTAGTTGCCCTGGCTCAAAGTACGCATCCGAGTTCAGGATTATCCAGCCGTCAGCGTGAGGGGTTGCTTTGATACCGAGGTTCCATGATGGCGCAACACCAAGGTTCGTTGGCATAGACCAGACGTGATAGTTCTTGACATGGCGACGGTCAATCACCCAAGGCCAGTCATGCAACGTGGACTGCCCACCGTTATCAATGACAATCAATGTCTCCACCGGATAGTCAATGGATTGCAAGCAACGGTCTAGGAGGTCATACCTGTTTAGGACGGGGACGATGATGACTGGCACCATTCCGACAACTCCTTCATGATTGGCTTCCAATGACTGTCAAACACGGCATCAGCCTCGTACTGGCTGGCAAAGTCCACAGCCTCCTTGCACACGCCTCTAGGGGCTTCGTAGGCCTCAATCAGAGCCTCCACGATGGACGGCACCTGCGGGGTGCAGAACCAAGACTTCTGATGGCTATCCCAGAACGGTTGAATTGCCACAGCCCACCCAGCCCCAGGTGCAACCAATTCAGGTTGTGCCGTGTAGTCAGAAACGATGACCCTGGTACCGCAGGCCTGAGCCTCGATGACAGGGATTCCGAAACCCTCTCCCATACTGCAAGCCAGCAACACATCCGAAGCCGTGTACAACGCAGCCAACGCTTGCTGAGGGAAACCAGTCCGATAGGCATATGGGTCAACAATCTTGTACTGCTCAGGCTTCACACCACACGCATCAAGCAGATGAACAAGATTGATACCACCCATCGCACCATCACGCTCTGTGTGCAGATACAACAAAGCATCAGGACGGTCTTGAGCGAAGATAGCGAACGCCAGAATGTTCTCACCAAAAGATTTGCGTGAAGGGTTCTGACCTTTGTTCGCAGCGTTCATCATCACAACAAACCTGTCCTCATCAACTTCCATGAGTTGTCTGCCCGTGAACTCACCACGAGTATTCGACAACTTTGGTGTAGGAACAAACACCTTCTCAAAGGCATGAGGCGCATACATCGCATCAACACCCGCGTTCTGCAACATGTCCAAACCAAACTTAGACATAGCAATCGGCTTCACATTCGGACGCTTACACCAAGCAACCACATCTGGTGGACAAGGCGCATGGTCAATCGGAACCCACGAAGCAATGTTTGGTACCTGATCCAACGACTGAGACTTCAACACCCACACATCAAACAACGTCATCAACAACGCAGGAATATCACGATTGCCATTAGCCCAATCCATCCAATGCGCAACCAGCACATCATCGGAATATGGTGACATCCCTCGTGGATAAAGTTTTATGCCATTCCAAATAGAGGCCATGCCCTCGATCCCGTACATCGCATGGATTGCTACTTCGTGTTTTTGTTTGGTGAGCCTTTGGACGACTTGCGATGTTTGGGTTCCGTAGCCTGTTGGCGCAAAGGGAGCATTGCTGTACCAGAGGATTCGAAGCGCGTCTGAATTGGCAAATCTGCCCGCTCTGGCAAGTTGGCTACTCCCCATCGGAGCAATATCTCTGCTTCCAGCTCTGGTAACTCGACCGGAGTGTTTTTGATTATTACGAGCATTGCCCACCATTCTCTCCTTCGCAGGTCGCAGGGTATAAAAAGAAATGAGGGTAGGTCGCCCTGCGTGTTCGACCTACCCTCAAACTTACACCGACATTGCTGTCAGTTGCACTACCTCAAACCAATTATGGTTGTAGGAGATGGCGGATGTGACTTGATTGTGGGAGATTCCCGTCAATTCTCATCGTCGCCCTAAAAGTGACTAAGCCCGCATTGAATGCGTACTCATCGCTTCGATCCAGTTTCAAACCACCGCCAGCTACGCGAACGTAATAGGAAGGGAAGTGACCGAATACAACCGATTTTGTACCAGTGGCAACATCAACCATTGACGGATTCTCATAAATAGGACGACCCAACAACATGTCAGGTGTTTCCATTGACAATGCAGGCTGAAATACGTAATTGCCCGCGGTGTCCTTGAGACGTCGTACTGCACCAATTGACTTGCCGTTCATCATCCAGCCGGTACCAGGCAGGGCGCGTACAGCGCCATCAGCCGAGTACATCAATGAAATAAGTTCATCTGCGGTAAATGCTGTGGCTGTGCCTGCAGTTCCGCCCACCGCCGAAGCTGTGACCAGTCCCTTAGGTTGGTTGGTTCCTGAACCGACTGTCAAAGCCGAACCGATTGCGTAACCAAGAGCGTTACCAGTCTGTTCTGCCAAGAAGCCGAGGATGTCAACACCAGAGTCTTCAATGAGTTCAGTTGTCAACTGTGTCAAGAATGCATACTTGTAAGCATTCAAGGTGATGAACGAGTTGAACTGTGGATCGGATTCGCTGATTGCGGTTCCTTCACCTGGCAATGAAGCTGTTGACCAGCTTGCTTGCGAAGGGATTTGAAGGTTCTCGCCACCAGCTGTGTTCAACACAGTTGCTACTTGCAAGATCGGTGCAACAAGACGAGCCTGTGCAATTACTTGATTGTAGAACGAGGTTGGTACAGGTGAGCCTGCTGAACCCTTAGTGATGTCACGACGCTCAAACGTGTGTGAACGACGCTCACCCGATATAAGTGAACGGATGAATGAGGCATCATCTGCAACTGGTGCAGTTGATTCTTGTGGACGTGCCTGTGATGCGATGTCGCGGGTTGCTGCATCGAGGCGGAGTTCGCGAGCTTCGTCTTCACGAAGTTTTGCGATGGTCTGTGCGCGCTCGTCCAGTTCCTTAGAGATTCGCTCATAGGTTTGGTTTTCTTCTGCTGAGAGGTCACGCTTTTCTGCGGTGGCTTTGTCCAAGATTGACTTGGCTTCTTCCCATGCACGATTGCGAATCTCAACCTGACGGTCAATATATTCTTTCATGATGTTTCCTTCTCCCCGTAGGGATGAATGTTGAGTGTTTGGATACGCAGGGATTTAACTTAAACCTGGTACGGCTCCGTACACAGCAACATCCAAGGAGGCTCCTCGCGTTGGACGCAGTACTAAAAGAGTACTAGAAATTCTTGATTAGTTCAAGATGCTTAGCCATCAGGCCAACTGTCGCAGGAGGTGCAGTTGGTGTTGGTTCCAACTTCGCAACAGTTTCACGCAACAACGCACCCTGATCTGCTGACAAAGTTTGCCCTGATTCCAATACCAAGATTGCGTCAGCAAGACGATCAGCATCAACACCCGTGCGAGTAGCAAGTGCATCAAATGAACGAACCTGTGCAGATGTTGCTGAATACGCTGGGAACCCTGTCACAACAGAAACTTCAAACAGTTTGATTTGACGCAACTCACGGCTCATCCCATCTTCAGACCAACGGTCACCACCAGAAGGAACAGTAAACCCGAACGACATCGAGGTCACGTCACCACGCTTCATCAAAATTGATAGGTCTTTGCCAACCGAAGTTTCAGGCAAATCAGCCGAAGCCAACAAACCCTTCGAGTCTTCCTGCAAGCGCAAAGTCTTTGCGCGGGTCGTTGCCAACAACATTGACGAGTCATGGTTCATGTACATTCGGATATTGTTTCGTGCCTTCAATGAACGTGCGAATGCACCAGGCGCAATAGTTTCAATGAACGGTAATGGTTCGGATGGTGAGTTGAATACAGCTGCATAACCTGTGAACGACATACCGTCACCGGACTCGTTAGCCCGCAACTCAAAATCGGATACGGTAACTCTGCGTGTTTCAACCTGTTCAGTCATATGAGAAACATTACCAAAGTCCTGTTCACGCTGACGATGGAACGCTGGTGCTTCACGCAACACAGGCATATCGCCAGTTTTGATTCGCTTCGGGTCAAGGGTTTTGATACCTAAATCAAAATATGCTCGACGTGCAGCAGGATCATTATCTATCGCCAAAACCACAGTCTGCTCAGACAGAATGTCCGCAGCCTTGTTGCCTTTGTATTCAGGGGTTGGGATGCTTAAATCCTCGTTGAACTCGATGTCATCGTATTTGACTCCAGCCTCAGCCAACTGTGCAACTGTCTTATCTTGCTCATCTTCACCGCGACCAGTCACGATATAGATAAAGAACTTCTCATAAAGAGCGTTCACATAATCCACATTCTTTTGGATACCTTGTCCACCGACAAGCAACGTGCCATCAATATCTACGATGACCACATCATCAGAATCAGAGTTCCGTTCAGCAAAAT